ATCAAGGTCAATGGCACGAACCCAGCCCTGCTCATCTGGATTATGATCAGACTTACGAGCAGCGTGTCGGGTATCACCGACCCAACCATCCGATGCCCTGTCACGATCTGGGAAGGAATCATCTAACTGCTCTCTTAACTGAATAGCAGCTTTAGATAATCTTGGCTTCATGAGCAATTATCTTAGTCAAGTGTTCCACTATTTGCCCAGTTTTAGACCAGCAGGAATAGGCTTGGAGTATTCCCACTTTTCAATATATGCGCCTAATCCGTCTGAATCATCACGCAAGTTTATGCTTCCAGCAACAGGAACAAAATCTGCGTCTGTCAATTCAGGATAAGCCTCAATAATTGTCTCATATAGTGTCATTTGATTAACTCCTAATCCATACGCCGCTGAAAGTTGTTTGACTTTGGCCTTGTGCCACTAATAATGTTGTACCAGCCATATAAACAAAAAGTTCTACATAATCAGTTGTTCCGTTAAAATAAACAAGTGTTCCACCTGAATTGGAAAAATTAGATGTAATTGAAAAATCGTTAAATCTTGCGTATTCACTTCCATTTTTGTAAATTGAACCAATTTCACGCGTTAAAGTTGTACCAACAAAATAAATTGTCGAGTTGATTTGGTAATAGCCTGCTTTCGTTGGCGTGAATCTGTAATTTGTTGTGCTATCAAAACAATTATCTGTGTCAAAACTTTCTGCGTTTAATTGCACTTTTGTCAAAGTTGCAGTTGTAATAGATTGGTCAGTTGTTGCACGATATGCATAAAATGCTGGCCCACTTGAACCACTTGGAGTTTCCCATTTCAAGCCTGTTGCAGCGGTACTATCCGCCACAAGTGTTTGGCCGTTTGTACCTACTGCAAGTCGGGATACTGTATCGGCAGCAGTAGCTGCAATGATGTCACCTTTAGCATCAACAATAGTCTTAGGAACCATAGTTGCCATAGTGGTGTCAATGGCATCGCCTAGCGTACGCATGGCCAGCGCGCCATTTTTTACTAGATCAGTGTTATCTGGTTCTGGCCAGTTATATATAGGGCTAGTTGCCATTTTATGTTATTGCTCCTGTCGCATTATTCCAGATAAGTGTAGCATTTACACCCGTCCAGATTGTGTTAGATGGTATTACTGTCTCCCATTGTGTGGTAGATAGTGAAAACTCTGTAGCCGTGATGTAAAGGGTTATATCCACAAAAGTAGGGGTAGCGCGTAGGGCTACATTCTCCACAAAGCCCTCAAATGTGCCACCTAGAAGGTTGGAAGGTAGATTTTGAATAAGGACAGGCTCGCCAAAGAAGATGCCAATTAAATCATCGAGCATGGCAGATGGCATGTCTGGGTTATCTAATCTAAAGGTAATCGCTCCCAGTGAGGCTTTAGCGTTCTTGCGTAGATTAAGCTCTCTAGTGCCAATGTCAGTGATGTCGGCAAGGTTCTTGATGTTGGACTCAAAAGACTTCTCATAGAGGCCGTAAGAGGCAATAGAATCGCTATCAGAGGCACTGTAGGTTGAGCCATAGGCTGTAGAGTATTTATAGATGAGGCTATTGCGGATGCGAGCAATCTGTGTCTGAGAACTAATACTGCTAGGAGTTGCATAAGCTGCATCAAGGTAGGTGTAACCATTATCTGAAAGGTAATCTGAGCGATGGTCTGCATCGTCATAATTGACTAGGCCATCTGCTGACTCATAAACCTGACCAAGTGCGCTAGTGGCAATCTGATCTGCTAAAGTCTGGCTTTTGGCCGTAGCAGATGCCGCTTGGCTTATCATCGTATAGAAGCCTGAGTCAATAGTGCCGATGTAAGTCTCAGCATCATTCCATGTAGTAGTTGCTGGATAAGTAGCCCATGTAACAGTAGGGGTAACTTCATTCCAAGAAAGGTTGAGAGCTGCGCCTAGAATGGCTGCAATCTGTGCGCCATCTAATCCCTCTGATAGGGCTGTGTTGTAAATAGCCTTAGTCAGTTTAGCCAGCGCGCCAATGCCTAGAATTGTGCCTGTTGTGATGTAACCACTTTCTTCTGGGCTTCTAACTCCAATAGAAAAGTCTGAGACCTCACCACCAAAAACAGTGATATAAGTGCCAGATGTATTCTTTAACTCTAAAGTAATTGGCTCAGTAACATTGATGGTAAAAGGTGAGCCATCTGTATTGATGATTTCTACTCGGCAGTAACCTGCTGTGCATTGGCGGTCAATGTCTAGCCGACCAGTAGCATAGGAAACAGAGGTGACAGTTGTATAAACATCATCACCTACTGTCACACGCCATTCTGGTAGCCATGTCATTATCGAAGCCTTAGAGTTCCACGATCTACAGCGCCCTGCAAATACTGGTCTAGAGTCTCAGCAATAGCGTTAGGGTCTCCTACACCAGTCTGGATAGTTATGTTAAAGCTGTTTAGAGAGCTGTTAGCAAATGCTGCTGCATCTGCTGCATTCTGTGCATCTAGCAGGTCAGCCATTGCATTGGCTCTTCTTGTAGCTGCATCGGCGAACTCTAAAATAGCTGCCATTGACACGCCGCTTGTAGGAATCTTTTCTACAAAATCTCCAACAGGGATTCCAGAAGCACTAGATCTGCCTGTGCTTGTACCAGCACCAGTTATCTTTGGTTGTCCAGTCATATTGCTCATGGCGTTTAATTTGGCAATAGCAGCATCTAGATTGGCAAGGTTAATTAAGTCTTTAGGCTTGAGACTATCAAGAACTGATTTTATGTCTTTTAGTTTTATATCCTGTAAGCCTAAAGCACCAAGAATCTTAAGATCAGCATTAAGTTTATTAGTAGCAGCAATGATGGCTGCTTCATCCTTAGAGGCAATAGCATCTTCTAAGGCAAGAATTGACTTCTTAACATTAAGGCGGGCAGTGTCGTTAGCAATCTGCAATAACTGAGCCCCGCTAGTTGCTTTGCCTAGTTGTTCAGCCTGAGATGTAAGAGCTGCTGCAATCTGGATTTTGTCCATGTCAAAGACTGACTCGCCTTTGAGAAGGGCTGCCTCGCCCTTAGCAATAATTGCTTTGGCTTTGTCGGCTGCTAATTGTTTATTCTTAAGAGCAAGTCTTTCACGCTCGCGCTTAAGTGAATCCTTTTCTAATTTGGCAAGCAGTTCTTGTTGTCGCTTTTGAGTGAGAGTAAGCTTGACTTCTTTTTCTTTAGGGGCAACATTGACATTAACCCCAAATTGCTTACCCACAAACCCTGAAAAGATTTCTCTAGGTAGTTTCTTTAGATTAGCAATCAAAGTTGGAATGACACCAATAGTTCTGCCAGTCTGGACTGTGACCTTAGCAAGTGCGCTGGCAATGGTCTCAATTACATAAGCGGCATCTGAGGCATCTGTGCCACCACCAATAAGAGCAAAGGCATCAACTAACCCGCCACCGATAATCTCTGAGGCATTAGATGTTGCAACACTGAGAACATTAAACTTGTAAGCAGTAGTATCTAGATAATCCTCAGCTGCGCCTGCGGATCGCTTGAGGATAACTCCAAGAATCTCATTGAATGACTTAGATGTAAGTTCTGCTCTGGTCAAGCCTGTGTTGTATTTAGAAAGCCCTCTGGTAATGCCTACATAACCTTTGCCTAAGTCCTCAGTTACAGTGGCTAGGTCAATGCCAGATGCTCGACTAATTGTGATTGCATCATTGAGAAGCTTCTGAGACTGGACTAATGAGCCAGTAGTGGTCAGCAAGCCCTGAAAGGCTGGGCGCAAAATATCATCTGCAACTGCGGCTGATTTCTCTAAGTTGGATATAAAGTCAGCAATAGCAGGATTAGCAAAGCCAATGCCTAGATTCTCAACTGCTCTGCTAAGTCGAAGGGCTGCTGCTTCATCATCGGCAAATGCCTTAGCTGCTGCCTTGCCATAAGAAGTAATAGCGGCAGCACCGAATGCTAGACCTAAACTACCTGCAACCTTTTTAGCAGTTCCAGATAATTTTCCTAAAGCAGTCTCAGCTTGCTTAAATCCTTTAGCATCGAACTTGGATGCAATGTTGATTACTTCTTGATAATTCACGCTGCTCTCCCTAATGCTCCAGCTCTAGACCTTTTCAACAATTCTAGTTCTGCTGTAGTAATTGCCTTATTGACAATGCCTTCTGCAACGCCTTTGTTTTGAGCCCATGCTCTAAAGATTAAACGACCACGACCCTTAAGGCTTCCTGTAAGTGGAGGCATAGCAGCGATAAATTGTTGTCCAGCTTTAGGGTTGCGAGAGTGTGAATACTTTTTACCTGCTGGGCCTTTAGGCCCTACCCACGGCTGACCTTGTGCGCCGTTACGACCAGCAGATTCATAAATTGCACCTGCGCGAGAATTGTTAAATACCGAAGCCATAGAATTAAAGCCTCTAGCATTTCGCTTTGTAACTGCTGTGCTATAACCAATCTTAGATTTGATTGTTGAAGCAGAAAATGTAGGGAAGCTACCCTCATTAAACGATCTATCAGCCCAGCCGCTTAAAGGTGATTGAGATGGAACATAGCCCCGAGCTGTTTGTGCTATTGGGGCAAGCCCGCGCTTTAATTCAATTTTAAGAGACTTCTCTAAATCAGGAGCGAAGCGGCGCAACGCTTTGCGAAGGTCAGCGTTTCCTCTTAGTTCTATTTGCATCGCTCACCTCTTTCGCCTCATCCTTTAGCCCCTGCACAAGTGCATCGAGCATGGTGTTATCTAATTCCAATAGTGCTTGTGGCGGGATCTGCAACCTAATGCTCAGTCGAGCGATTAGGTAGGTGAATGGCAGATCTCGCTTTATGCTAAAGGGTCAGAGTCTAAAACCTCAACACTTTTCAGTGTCTCGATAAACTCCATCCCAAAAGGCTTTACAGTTTCACCTGACCTGCGGATAACCTCATGAGCCAAAAGATAGACATGTGACTGTTTTTCCTCTTCACGAAAAGCACGATGAAAACCCATTTTAGTTTGTTGCTCAAAGAAATACTCCACTGCTGGTGTAATTTCTCCTTCAACAATACTTCCATCTGTCTTAGTAATCTTTAGTTTTGCCATTGGTTAGCCCCTTTGTTAGTTGATTACGCTGATGCTACAGTGATTGTGCCATTAACATTCCATGTCACAGATTGTGTGCTTAGGTCTGCTACTGATCCATTGATATCTGTAGTGTTGTTAATTAAGCAAGTCATTGTGTAAAGCGGATTAGTTGCAGATGTTGCACCTGATGTCTGCTTTACTGTGACTGTTGTTGATGTTCCCCATGCAGCTTGCAAAGTCTGTAGGACTTCGCTTGTAGCTGTGTCATTAAGGAAATCGATTGTAATTGATGATGCTTCTAGACCTTTAACGAACTTGTGACCTGAATCACCCATCGCTGTTACTTCTAGTTCATCAAAAGAACGATTGATTGTTACTGATGTTACATGGTCAGAGAGATCCACCGCATTAACAGTAAGAACTACTCCGTTGTTTAAGAATACTGCCACGGCTTATTCCTCATCTTTCTTGGTTGCTGGCTTTGGTGTTGGTGCTGCTGTTGGTGCTGCCTGACCGATTTTAATCAAGAAGGCTTCCAACTCTTTATCGTAATCGGACATGCTTAACTCCAACTCGTTAGGATTGATACGGACATCTCGCAGCTGAGCAAGTCTCCACTTGCAGCATTGAGAACACTAGGTGCGCTTATCGCACTTACATTATAGACCAGAGATGATGCAGCAAGGAGTGCAAACACACTAACTACTGTGTCCTCGATGCCGTTAAGGTTGCCCTCATTATCAAAAAGTGGCACTGTCATTACAATTTTAAAGTTAGCCATAGGGCTAATAGAAATCTGAGAGTTATTATTAGGTGTCAAGTATGGATCATCGGGTGACACAATTACAGAGTTAGCAAGGACTGTTGCTGGTGGAAATGCAAAGGTCTGCCACTTAGCGTTATTGACTAGGGCAGTCGCTAAAGTAGTTCTGAGTGTAGTAATGGCAACTGGAGGCATTATCCGACCATTGAGCGTGGGTCTAGTGCGTGGGCTATCAATCCTCGCACCTTAGCGAGAAGCTGTGCGCTCATTCGATAAGGGCTTGGCTGGAAATCGACAAGGTTACTGCCAGAAAGGGTGGCTGTACGCGCTTGCCAGATTTCTACAGATATCATTAAAGCTGCTTGCTGGATTGCCATGTCAGCCGTCCAGTCTGTAGATGGACTTATTGTAACTGTGCCATAAGGTCGCACTGCATGCTTAGGCTCTGCTGCTGGTGTTCCTGTTATTGCGTAAGAAATTGAATAATCGCCAACTTCTGTGATTGTCTTTGATCCATTAAGATGCGATTTATTATTAGTTACTACAACTGTCTGACCTACATAAAATGTGTCTTTGACAAGTTCATCAAAATATAAAGTGCCTACTGTGGTCGTGTTGCTGTGTGCCACATTAAAATTAGTATCTGCCCATAACATTGGAAGCAAGACTGCATCTGTTGCATCGCATACTTCTTGAAGGGTTGCATCTGGATACAATGTGCCTACGCCTAGTGTTGAGCGTAATTCTGCAACTGTTGTAAGTGCCATGATGATCCTTTCTAAAGACTCTAGGGGTCAGAGGGCTACTGACCCCTAGAGCGACTTAGTGTGGCTTACGCCTTGTTATTCTTGAATGCGCCTGCGCCGACCTTAGTAGCGATTGCTCCAAAGCCGTAGTAGCCGATAGTTACCTGTCCTGCTGCGGTTGATTCTGCGCGTAGGCGGTAGGTAGGGCTCTCATACCATGTGTATGCATCTGGATTCACAACAAGGATTGTTCCATCGCCATCGCCTGCGTTTGTTGGATCAACATAAAGGTTAAGTCCTGCAACATTACCTGTTAGTGATGTTGGAGTTACTACACCGCCTGCGTTCATTGGCTGTGAAGCTGTGTAAATTGGACGGCCTGCATCGTTTAGAGACATGATGTTTGACCATTGTCCTGTAGATACAACCATGTTTCGAGCAAATGGGTTTGGAAGTCCTGCTGTAGCGCCATAGACAGAAGCTGAACCACGAGCGACAATACCTAGCAACTCTGAGGCTGTTGGATATGTGACTGTTGTAGTTGCATCTGCTGTTGCGCCTGCAATAAGAGCAGCATTTACTGCTGCGTTAGTAGCCTTTGCGTAAGCTGCAGCCATGTTGCGTACAAGCTCATCAAAGAATGCTGGAGATGTACGATCTAGCAATTCAACAGAGAATGTCTGCTGTCCAGCGTACTTCTTAACTGATACTGACAAGAATGCTGCTGTCTGATCTGTATCTGAGAATGCTGCACCTTCTGCTGTATCTGCAACTGTTGGTGCTGCTGTAATCTTTGGAATCTCGAAAGTCATACCTGCATCTGGCAATACTCCACGAGAGATTGCATCGATTGAAGGACGAATTGTTGTTGATAGTGGGTTGATGATTTCAGATAGTTGGCGTGTTGGTACTAGACCTGCGTTATCTGTTGTGTCATCTGCTGCGCGTAGGTATTGACGAGCATCTTCATCACCTAGAGCTGCGCGGATTGTGTTCTCTGCATACTTAGCTGCTGTTACTTCAATGCGTGGCTTTGCAAAGTATGCTGCTGATACAGTTGGGCGAGCAGCTTCGACCGCTTGTGCTTCAACTGGTGTTGCTTCGACTGCTGAAGTGGTTTCTTCCACGGTGGCTGTCTCGCTTTCTGTTGGTTGGGTTTCTTCTTCTACAGCAGATTCTTCTGCTGCAATATCAGTGACTTGAGCCGACTTAAATGCGGGCTCTGTAACAAGGCTCGTTTCTACGAGCCTAGCTGAGGAGACATAAGTAATGCCATCCTTGATTTTAGACTTAAGAACTTCTGCACCAATGCTCAATCCTGACTGCAAGCCTTCTTCTGCAAGGATAAGAGCTTCTGTACCGCGCTGTGAGCGACTAACAGAGAACACTGCATGAATTGCATCTTCTGATTCGCTAAATGAGACCATGCGACCTAAAGGCTTTTTGTTATCATGCTGGCTTAGTAGCTTGATTGCTTTAGGGTCTTGAATCTCAATAGAGCCAGAAGCAAATATTACTTTGCCCATATTAGTTGAGCCTGCTTCGACATTGAGTGGAACAATCTTGCCTGAGATAGTGCGACTTGCTGAGTCGGCTGTTAGTTCAGCTGAGAAAGTGATTACTTGGTTCATTCCATACCTTGACTTCCATTAGGTGTTAGATCAGTCATTTCCATTGCTTGTTCTGTGGTAATGAGATTAAGACTAAGTAGTTTTTCAATTACTGCTAGTTCTTGCATTGGGTCGGTGCGCAAGAAGTTCTTATCAATATCGAACTTCACCACATTGCCACGAGCAGTAATATCATCCATAGACAAGCGATCTTCTATTGCACTTATGAAAGGCTGCAAAGATAGCTGAAGAAACTGTTTTCTCTCGTCTTGAACATTATTGTATGTGTAACTGGAGTTCTGGTCAGCAGATACATAGATTGCTGGAACATTGCATAAACGGGCAATTTCAGTTGCAAGATTTTGAATTGCCTCGCCGTACATCATGTCCTTAGGTGAAAATTGAACAGGAACATACTCAAGAGTAGAAGTCAAATAAGCAGTAGAGCGATTATTTCTTGCGCTCTTGAAAGCAGCTAATAATCCAGAAACTTCTTTAGGATCAAGGTCAGCGCCATTGTTCCGAATTATCCCAGTCGGCATTGGTTGAGAAGCTGAGACCGCTGCTGCTTTTTGCACATCAATAGCTGCGCGGATTGTTTGAATGCCAGTAGTTAAGATTCCAGGAAGCAAGCTTTGGAATGTGACCAAACTTCCTAAGCCGTCCATTGGTAAAGTCATTCCATCAACTGCATAAGATTTTACAAAAGTGTTAGTGCTATCAAGTGTTGCAGTTACGCGATTGTTAGCAATCCACTCAAAGCGAGATGGTCGGCCATCCTCGGAATAAATCTCAACCACTTTCCAGAAGGCCTGCGAATATAGAAGCAACGATTCAACTGTATATGCAATCGTTACAGATCGTGGCTGTGAATAAGAAGGTTGCTCTAACCATGCAGGTGAGCCAAGTTCTTCATTAGTAGATTTTTTGTATAGCTCCATTGGAATTGCGCCAATAGTTCCCGCTAAAAGATTTCTACATCTCATTAATGCTGGAACACTGAGAGCATCTTCTCTGCTAACAAAGGCATACTGAAAAGGCATGGCATAAGGTGAATACTCGCCAAGAACTTGAGGAGCAGACTGAGCTTCTAATAGAGGCTTAGACTGGAGACCGAATGTTTGCAAGATGCGACCCATAGACATAAATGGTAGCACATGTCAAGTATTTGACATACCACCTAAGGTGTGTCTAGGTAATAATCTGAGGTTTAGGTGCTGGAAGCATTAACTTGCTTACAGTCATTGCAACTCCAATAATGGCACTTATATCGCCTGCCGATTTGCGCTTTATGATTCTCCAAGCTGAGTCATTGACCTTAGCTGCGCAATTATTGAATTGTTGGACAAGTTCGACTTGCCCATTATGAACGACCTTATGAGTTACCAATCCAGTCAATAAATCGCCACAGGCCTGATAGAACTGCTGGCCTGAGACATCCTCTGTCATTACTCCAGCCTGCTTTAATCTATCGGCTATAGATTGAGTGGCGTACTTGTCATAGCAGACTAGGCGCGGTCTGTAAAGGTCACACCAGCCTTTTATAGCTGCTGCAATCTTTAGATCATCAACTGCGACTTGAGAACTCCAAGTCTCCATAATTCCGATGCCAATCCTTCCATCTGGAAGTAATTGTCCAGCGACTAAAGATGCGTTCCTTCTCGAAGGACTGACATCGAAACCAAATATAGTATAAGCCCCAACTGCAAGTTCTAGTGTGTTATCGCTAGTCTCCTCAAGAATGCCATGAGGCCACGGGCTTTGCAGAGAATCAATCCACTGGCATAAAGTCTCAGTGCGAGTGGTCTCAATCGGAGCAGTTGCTATAGCTTCCTCGATTGATTCTTTAGTCACTGTGTAACCCAAAGCAGGATTACTTGGTGCTACAGCATCACGCCAGAAAGTTTCTGATCTGATGTCTATCTTGCAATACTGTGGGGCAGAATACTCATAATAGCCAAAGGTCTCAGGCGGGTAATCCTTAGCGCGTTCGACAAGGCCATTGAGGACTGTTGAGAATGCATCACCCGCATTTGATGTTAAAAATGTCTGGGCGTTAGCGCGGGCTCTGGTGGTTGGAATTGCAGCTTTGTACCCGTCCTCGGATATTTCACGCACTTCATCAATCCATAAGAAGTCAGCAGTACGACCACGGGCTGAGTCTCTGGTGTCTGATACTAAGTCAAGGGTTGCACCATTGAGCAGCTCTATTCGCTCGCCACCGTTGGCATATCGGACTGCTTTAGTCAAGGCCTTGAGTTCTGGAGTTGATTCTATGATCCAAGCAATTTCTCTAAAGGTCATAAGGGCAGTTGCTCTGTTAGAGGACATGATGATGTGCTTCTTCTCGCCACCATAGAACATGCCCCAAATTACACGCACTCTGCCTAAGTGAGACTTGCCATTCTGTCTCGAAATAAGTAGTAAGGCAGTCTTGACTCGATATTGGTCTTTCTTATCGACCATCATCATCTGTTTAAGGACATGTTCCTGATAAGGCATGAGCTTATCCATCTTTAAGCGCTCAATCATTTCAAAGACTTCAGCAGCTCTGGACTTGCCCTTAAGAAGTGGGCTATGAACCCTCGGTTGAGTTGCCCCTCGGAGCGGCTGGGTCTTTTTGGGCTTAGTTGTCATTGACTTGGACTAGGTCGGACTGTAAAAGGACTGTCCAGCATCGGCTCGGACTGCATCGGGTAGATATGCCCTGAAAAGACAGGGGGGGTAGAGGTCTTACCTAAAAAAACCCCCTCATTGAGCGCACCCTTCTTGCTATTGCATGGAGCACAGCAGGCAA